CAGGACATAGATAATATAACACCGTGTCAAGAGGTTGTCAAGAGTAAAAATGAAAAAGATCGTAAGAAAACTTCAAAAGGCAAAAGTGCCAGCATCTGATATAAAAGAGATGGATCTATCTAATTGGGAGGCTGAGCGAACCGCTCGTGGTGAGCCAACGCAATCTGCTAACATTGATGATCGTCGTAAGGAAAATGATGGACCACGTCGCAAACAGGAACCCGTATTAGACAAAGACAATGAATCAGAACCAAAGAGCGATTCATCAAATATTACATCAAAAAATATTACATCAAGGGAAAATCCAAATCCAGAACCTCTAAAACCTATGAGCGACTTTGCTTCAAGATCGATTAATAGTCCAATAAGATCAGAGAGATCAATGCCTGGTCCACAGCAAAAAACGGCTGATAGAATCATTGCCTTTAGAAGAGCCAGAGGTCTGGATGAAGAAGCTGCTCCAAGAAGAACTGCTATATTAGCTGCAGGAACAAACGATTGGGCAGACGAGAATGTAGCACATCAAGGTATCACAAAGGCTGCTAGAGCCTTGATGGATCGAGGACATAATGTAAAACTTGTTATGCCTGCGCAGTCGGTAAATGGTAAACCTCATGCATATAACGCAGCCCAGCGCGCTGCGAGAGAGTTGGGTCTACAAACTATAAATCCGAGCGGATTTGGTAAAGGTACAGATCATTATCATATAAGTCCCGACGCTGCAAAAAAGATTAGAGACGAGCATCCAGACGCAGAATATCACGGTGATAGCAATGCTGTTAGATTAGGTGCTAGAGAAGGTGTTACAGGATTTACTGGTAAATCTGCTCATCATGTCGCCGCTATGTTAGGTGCATCACAAAGACGATCTGAACAACCAAAACAGCGTCAACCTGAACAACCAAGACCACAAAGAGACACAAGGTCTCCAGAAGGAGATGTTTATCCTAGTCGTGAAGATGAAAGACAAATTACTAATACGCCTTCAGTATCAAATTCAGAACCTGAATCAAGAGAGTCTGAAAATAATCAACGTGTATCAGCACAACCAAAACAAAAACCAGTAGAGACACCAAAACCACAAAATCCATATGAAAAGCATGGTGCCAACGAACCAGATTCTTCAGCGGCAGCTTTCTTTAGAGCTGATAGAGAAGCACAAAAAATGGGTTCAGTTCAAGGACCAAATAATCCTAAAAAGGTTGATGAAGAAATTGCTAACGCTGTAGGAACAGGAAACATCGCTGGGATGGGAGTTCCTCTTGAAGGTAAACCAGAAAACTGGGCAGAACCTCCTGTAAGACCTCGTAAGCGCAAGAAGTATAAAGATCGCACCAAAGACGAACAGAATGCTACAACAGTAGATATTGCTATGCTTCGTCGTGCAGATCCACTTGGTGAAGAACTTGAAACAGGCTCATTCGCTGGAAACAAGACATTTGTAGTCAATGATGATATGTTTATAAAAGCTCGTATGGAAAAAAAGCGAGGTCAACATTGGAAAACATATCTTGGTGGTGATAAATATGAAATGATTAGACAACATGCTAATAAAAATAAGAAGGCACCAATCATCCTTCAAAATGAAAAAACTGGTGCTATGATGTATGCGAGATATGGTGGAAAACATGATAACAAAAGAGATTCTTAAAAAGATTGCACCTTCTGCTAAAGAAGCAATCATTGAAGACTTAGAAAAATACTTTGACAAGTATCTTCAGCAGTATAATGTAAACACATATCTTCGTGTTTGCCATTTCCTAGCACAAGCAGCACATGAATCAGCTGGCTTCAAAACTCTTGAAGAGTATGCTTCTGGTCGTGCTTATGAAGGTCGAAGGGACTTAGGTAATACTCAACCTGGAGATGGTGTTCGCTATAAGGGGCGAGGCATCTTTCAGCTAACAGGTCGCGCTAACTATCGTGATATGTCAAAGCGTTTAGGTCATGATCTCGAAAACAATCCCACACTAGCAGCAACAGCAGAGATTTCAGTTCTCACAGCACTAGAATATTGGAACTCACGCAAGTTGTCTCAATACGCAGATAATGATGATGTTCGCACAGTTACCAAGCGCATCAATGGCGGATTCAATGGATTAGCCGATAGACAAGAATATCTTGTAAGGGCTAAGAAAGTTCTCAAGGGATTTGACTTCGATCATAAGCCTGTTGATAACTCACTTAATGTTGCTGTCGCAAAGCGCGGTGATAAATCAAATTATATAAAAGACTTGCAAGAAATGCTTATTCGTAAGGGTTATGACATTGATGCTGATGGCGACTTTGGTCCACAGACCGAAGATGCTGTCAAAGGATTTCAAGCAGCAAATAATCTATCAGTCAATGGCAAGATCGACACAGAAACACTCAACAAACTTATGGTGTAGTTATGGCTAAGAAACAAAAAGATTCAGAATCATGGATCAAACAATATTGGCGCCCAATTATGGCGTATCAATACACAGCAGTATGTCTATTTGACTTTTTGATCGGACCAATTCTCACTATGGTTTACTTCAAGTTGGCGGGTGGTGAATATGTTCAGTGGAAACCTCTAACTCTTCAAGAAGGCGGTTTCTATCATCTATCAATGGCTGCTGTTGTCGGCGTTGCTGCATGGACAAGAGGGCAAGAAAAGATTACGCGACTAATGAATGGTAGTCAATATGATGATGAAGAAGAAAGAACGATTGAAAGAACCACAACATCACAAAAACCAGTAGGATAAGATTATGTTTGCACTCCTCTCACCAATTCTTGGAATCTTTGGTAGTTTGTTACCATCAATAGTTCGCATCTTTGAAAGAAAACAGGAACTTCGACATGAACTTGAACTTACTCGTATCAGAATGCAAGAGATTTCTCTTAAAGGAAAACTCAAAGCAGACATTGAGAATATTAAGGCTGATGTTGACGAGGGAAAATCTGTTCGCTCTCATGATATGTCTCTTGATGGTGGAAAGTTTATTAACGCATTACGCGCTTCTATTCGGCCAGTAATCACATATGCCTTTTTTCTGCTATTTGTTGCAGTCAAGATTGCGGCCGCTTATGTCATGCTCAAGCAAGGGCAATCAGTTCCTGAAATGCTCAAGGCTGTGTGGGATGCAGAAACGATGGCTCTATTCTCAACAATCATCGGCTTCTGGTTTGGTTCTCGTGTCTTTGAAAAGATGCGTTCTACGAAATTATAAATAGAGGGTATAACAATGTTTCAGTGATTGAAAATGTTAACAACCAATAAGAAAATCACTGGAAGGTACAATGGCAGAGGATAATAGAGCATTACACGAAGACATATCATCACTAAAAGATAGAATCAAGACTCTTGAACTAGAGTTCGTTCATATGTCCAAATCCATGAATGATATGCAAGAAAAAGTCGATGAGATGCATGAGATTCTCCTTCAAGCCAAAGGTGCCAAATGGACGATCTTTCTTCTAGCTGCCGTTGGTGGTTTCTTAGCAACGAAGATATCATCATTGTTTGCATTTCTTCCTCTTGGTAAATAATAATGTTATCCAAATCAAGCAAAACGCGAATTTTTTATAGTAGATGTCAGATTTATCTGATAGGTTTTATTGGAATTATAATTGGCGTTTTTGCTGCATATATGTTTAACTTATTAAATTATTGACTTTCACCACAATTTAGTCTATAATACAAGTCCTTATGTTGTTTAGGATTGTGAAATGTCATTGTATATTGATAAGAAATATGTTTCCCTTATGTCACCGAAGTTGGATAAATTCCGTCAGAAATCGGAATATCTCTGGAACTTTCGGTGCCCAATCTGTGGAGATTCCCAAAAGAACAAGTTGAAAATGCGCGGTTATATTTACCGCCGCAAGAGCGATTTGTTCTTTACTTGTCACAACTGTGGAACTGGAATGTCCTTTGGTAATTTCCTCAAGTCAACAGACAATTCACTTTATTCCGAATATCAGATGGAAAGATTCAAGAACGAATCTCATGGAAATGTATCCAAGCCCGACTTTTCGTTTGTGCAGGTAAAACCCGTCTTCAGCAAGAAACCTCGTATATGTCTTCCGACCGTTGATGAACTTCCAGAAGAACACTTTGCTAGACAATATGTGAATAAAAGACGCATTCCAAAAGATAAGCGGAAACACCTTTATTTTGCTTCCAATTATAAAGCATTTGTTGAAGAAATGCAACCTGGTTATGATAAGACCATCTATGAAGAACCTAGACTTGTTATTCCATTCTTTGATGAGAACAACGAGTTGCTTGGATTTCAGGGTCGCGCTTTGGCTAAATCCGATATTAAATATATAACAATAAAGATGAACGATAACAACAAAAAGGTGTTCGGTCTCAACACAGTTGACAAGTCAAAACGCATCTATGTTGTTGAAGGTCCAATTGATTCACTTTTTCTAGACAATGCTATTGCAACAATGGACGCAACACTATATAATATAGTTCCTCTTCTTGGTAATCTGGATTATGTGTTTATCTATGACAATGAGCCTAGAAACAAAAACATCACAAAGCATATGCAAAAGACTATTGATCTTGGTCTAAACATTTGTATATGGCCAGATCAAACGAAAGATCGCAAAGACATAAACGAAATGGTTTTGTCTAATATGTCTTCAGAGTTTGTTCAGGCTATGATAGATACGCATACATATAATGGATTGAGAGCAAAATTAGAATTTGAACGCTGGCGTAAGATATAAGAACGGAGAAAATATTCATGTCAATCAGCAACTATCTACCAACCGAGTATCAATCATTCATTCATAAGTCAAGATATGCCAGATGGCTTTGGGATGAAAACCGACGCGAGACTTGGACCGAAACTGTAGCACGATACTTTAATTTCTTTGAAGAACATCTACTTGAAAACAATAACTATAAACTAACTAAAGACGAACGCGATTATCTAGAAGAATCTGTTCTATCTCTCAAGTCAATGCCATCGATGCGTTGCTTGATGACTGCTGGTGAAGCATTGAAGCGTGAGAATGTTGCTGGTTATAACTGTTCTTATGTTGCTGTTGATAATCCTCGTTCATTTGATGAAATTCTTTACATTCTCATGAATGGCACTGGTGTAGGTTTCTCCGTTGAATCAAAGTTCACTGAACAACTTCCTATGGTAAATGAAGACTTCCATGATACAGACACAACCATTGTTGTCGCTGATAGCAAACTTGGTTGGGCTAAGGCGCTCAAGGAACTCATTCATCTTCTCTATGGTGGGCAAGTACCTCTTTGGGATCTTAGCAAAGTTCGCGCAGCAGGCACTCCTCTCAAGACATTTGGTGGTCGAGCCTCAGGACCAGCACCACTAAATGATTTGTTCAACTTCTGTGTGGCTACATTCAAGAATGCCGCTGGTCGCAGACTAACTACGTTGGAATGTCATGATATCGTTTGCAAGATTGCTGAGATTGTCGTTGTCGGGGGTGTTCGCCGTTCTGCTCTTATTAGCCTTTCCGATCTATCTGATGATCGGATGCGTGTGGCTAAGTCTGGTGACTGGTGGAAAGAAAATGTTCAACGCGCTTTGGCCAACAACTCGTTCGTAGCCAAAGAAAAGATTGATGTTGGTATCTTTATGCAAGAATGGTTGTCGCTCTATGAATCTCGTTCAGGTGAGCGCGGCATCTTTTCTCGTGAAGCATCCAAGAAGCAAGCAGAGAAGTTTGGTCGGCGCGATTCTAACTGGGACTTCGGAACAAACCCATGTTCAGAAATCATTCTTCGGTCGCGTGAGTTTTGCAATCTGACCGAAGTTGTTATTCGTGGTGATGATACAGTAAAGTCTTTGAAAGAAAAGGTGAAGGCTGCTGCTATTCTTGGAACTATTCAGTCAACCCTAGTCAACTTCAAATATCTATCAAAGAAGTGGAAAGAGAACTGCGAAGAAGAAAGACTTCTTGGCGTTTCACTAACAGGTATCATGGATTCCGATCTAACAAATGGAAAGAGAGATGGCCTTGAAAAACTCCTTGAAGAACTTCGCGCAGTCGCTGTTGAAACTAACAAAGAATGGGCTGCAAAACTTGGTATTCCTCAGTCAGCTGCTATTACTTGTGTTAAGCCTTCCGGTACTGTTTCTCAGCTTGTTGATAGTGCTTCTGGTATACATGCTCGCCACAATCCCTATTATATTCGTACAGTTCGTGCGGACAAAAAAGATCCACTAGCAAAGATGATGGTTGATGTGGGTTTTCCTGTTGAAGACGATGTTACAAAGCCAGATCACACATATGTTTTCTCATTCCCAATCAAGTCACCAGATCATGCTGTATTTCGCAAGGATATGACAGCGATTGAACAACTTGAACTTTGGATGAAGTATCAACGTCACTGGTGTGAGCATAAGCCTTCAATCACTGTATCAGTAAAAGAAAAGGAATGGCCTGAAGTTGGTGCATGGGTGTGGAATCACTTTGATGAAATGTCTGGTGTTTCATTCCTACCATTTAGTGACCATGTTTACAAGCAAGCGCCTTATCAAGATTGTGGTAGAGAAGAATATGAAGCACTTCTTGCTAAAATGCCAAAGAATGTTGATTGGTCGAAACTTGCTGAATATGAAAAGCAAGATACAACAACAGGTTCTCAAGAATTGGCCTGTTCTGCTGCCGGAGGATGCGAAATAATATAACGATTGGTGTTTGAGTAAGATGCTGCACAGGACTTGTCACAGAACGATCTTATATTCTTTTTCTTGGCAATAACTGTGTGGCTCTTACCACACCACTTGCAAGAGAACTGAGTTGTGTGTTTGATTTTATTGAATGGTTCTTTACCTATCTTAGATAAACGCATTTTTTCTCTTGTTTCGTGATTGAACATTGGGTTGTTTTGTTTCCAACGTTCGCTTTGTTCTGGATTAGGAATACCTTTATTTGAAGGTGATTTACCTAGACGAAGTTCTCGAAGAATCTGTTTAGTTTCTTCCGAGTGTTTACAACCATAATGACCATTCTTTTGACCTGCGCCACCACCACCATATGGTATGTAATTGTCAAAAAGTTGACCACCTGAAAGCATTTGATCTGATAGTTCAGGAACTTCGTAATGATCGATGTTAAAAAATTCAGAAAGAGAACGAGAAATATGATATGTATATATAGTCATGGCTGGTACCTCTGCAATAGGTGTTAGAGTAGGTGGGTTCCCCAACCGCGACCTACACTACTATATAGTAAACAAGAGGTTTGAAATTTGATAGGAGATATATCATGCGTCTATTCACTTTATTATTTTCTATATTTTTTGCTTCAAATGTATATGCAGCAGAGATCACAGGTGCGGGAGCTACTTTCCCGTATCCTGTCTATGCTAAATGGGCAGATGCATGGAGTAAAGCTACTGGTCACAGAGTAAACTATCAATCTATAGGGTCTGGTGCTGGTATCAAGCAGATTATTGCTCGCACTGTAACTTTTGGTGCATCTGATATGCCTTTGTCTGATGCTATATTGAAGAAACAAAATCTCTTTCAGTTTCCAACAGTTATTGGCGGTAACGTTATTGTTTATAACATTGATGGAATTTCGACACACGAACTAAATCTTGATAATCAAACACTATCTGAAATCTTCTTAGGGAAGATTAAGAAATGGAATGATCCTAAGATCATAAAGTTGAATCCTACGTTAAAGTTGCCTAACAGCACAATCAATGTTGTTCGTAGATCAGATGGTTCAGGCACAACCTTTATCTTTACAAGATTCCTTTCAAGTGTCTCAGAAGAGTGGAAAAATAAAATTGGTGCTGGAACAGCAGTTGAATGGCCAGTTGGTGTTGGTGCAAGAGGCAACGAAGGAGTTGCTGCTAATGTCAAACAAACGCACAACTCTATAGGTTATGTTGAATTTGCATATGCAAAACAAAATAACATTGCTTATTCAAAACTCAACAATGTACTACCTAGTATGAAGACATTTCAGACGGGAGAATGGCCCATCACAGCACCAACATATATAATAATGCCCAATAATCCTAGAAATCAAAACGATCACAAACTAGCGTTATCATTCTTCTTGTGGGCTTTTAGAAACGGTAACTCTTTAGCTGAAGAGCTTGACTATGTTCCGCTCTCTACTGAAGATAAGAATATAATAACAAAGGACTGGTCCATTGAGTAGAGAAGTAGAAAAAAGATTCTGTGATTATTGTGAATCTGAATACAAGATTATGTATGATCTAAACGAAACAAATGGGCGGACTAAGTTCTGCCCAT